ATGTTTGAACTTTGACAGTAAGCGTTGTCGTATCTGATCTTTTATCTGTCAAAATAAATCTTTGATTTACATCAGAAGAATCTACAGTATATCTTATAGTAACATATGTTCCTTCATAGATTTTGAGATTATTAAAAGGAATTTTTAATCCAGTGTTGTTCGCAGTAACATCAACAACATTAACAAACTGATAATCTACCCCATCTACTATGGTATTGAACTTTGTTCCAGCAGTCATTGTAGCATTTGCTTTTGAAGAATCATTTAGCACCACATTAACTTCTGCGAAGGGAGCTCGAGCAGAATCTACTTCGTAGCCCAGTGTCTTTGCATGGGATACAATACTTGAGCGTAATGAGGAGCTATCCATAAACATCTCATTTGCAAGCATGTTCATATTGAATCCAAGATAATGCGTATTGTAGGCCAGAATATCCAAAAGAATGTTCATGCCGGAACCCTCAAAATCATAATCCTTGAATTCGGTTTGGGCTTTAAGGAATGTCTTTAAGTTTGCTTTTACATCATCAAAGTCAAACTCTGTTATGTCTAATCTTCGGTTTGCTGCCATTATCGTAATCTCTCTAAAGGTAATGTTAAGTCTATTAGTTCTGTTGGCGCATTAACAACATAGAATTCTATACTCACCTCATATTCATTACGATCCAAATTAGGAGTCGCCCTAACACCAACAAGGCGAGCTCTGGGCTCAAAGTTCTCAATAACATCTTCTACTTGCCTTGCAAGAATAATTGCTGTTACAGGAGTCATCAGCTCAAATAGCGTATCCCTTATCCCAGAGCTTATTTCTGGATGAAAGGGCTTGTCAAATACATTAAGCAATACGAGATTACGAATTGATCTCTTTACTGCTTGTATATCATAAACAATATTAATATCTTTGGTCTTATTATTTTGGCCAAAGAATAAATCAAGGTCAGAATAAATCTGAGAGCTTCGGGAAGATTTGTTCTGCCCCTGAGCATCTATATACGCATCGTTATTCCGAAAAGCTTCTGTTAGTGCCATTTAATGACTCCTGTTCTTATTATTTATAACAACATCCATTATTATTCATACGCTAAGTCGCAATAACTTCATCCAACCTCTCTTGTATTTGTATTTCTTTCAACTCCTTTGATAGTCTTTCAGCTCTACCATTAAAAACTTTTCCAGCTGTTTCTGCAGCACTCGTTAAAGCTTTCGCACTATCTGCAAGTGTATTTGTAGCAAATGCATCTCCAAAAATTCCTTTTAATTCATCTACACTTTCATCTGTAGAAAATGTTGATGCAGCTTCCTTCAATACATCTGTATCTGGTTGCAAGGCTGCTTTCGCAACCTCAATTGCCTCAGTCGCACCAGCCGGGAGTTCCATATTAGGAATAGCTGCTGAAAGACTTGATAGTGTGGGAAGCCCTCCCGTAAGAGAAGGAATGCCACCTGCAGCAATGTTCGCTGATTCTTTAAGAGCAGAAGCACCAGAACTTACAACTGAATCCAAACTATATCCCCCTGCTGATATAGCACCACCAAAGGAGGTTCCGATTGACGCAAGTTTAACAGCATATGCTCCTGATGTTGGCGCCAGAGTAGCAAGACTAGTAATTTCTGCTTGTAGATTAAGAGATGGAAGTGAAGGCAGTTTTGGAATCATACTCAGCGTTTTAGCTTTCAAATCCGTAAAATCAGCGGTCAATGAAGATGCAAGAGCAGAAGCATCAACTTCCAGTTTACTCATAACATCTTTTTCTATTGAATCTACTTTACTTGCTATCTTATTATAAACAGGTGAAGCACCCGGCAAGTTAGGTATTGAAAAATTAGCCATTTATCTCTCCTTATCCTCCAGCAAATACGTTAGAACTACCAGCTGCAACAGATGTACAACCAGAAATGCTATCGCCAATTCTACCAGCGCCTTTTCCATTTACAAATACAGTTGTAGAACCAGTTGCTATAGGTGCCGCATGACTTGGACAAACTGCTGGAGGAAGTAGATGTGAAGTATTATTATCGCCTTGTCTGCTCCATTTGATTGCATTCACATAAACATTAGCTGAACCTTCTGCTCTGGTCATTCCAGAGCAATGGGCAACATCTGCATCTCCAATTCTAGTTGCTGCGGGCACGTTCTTTCTCCATTAGTTCCTGTAACCTAGTATTCCACTGAGCCATTTCTTCATGTTGTTCTTTGGTATGTGGCTCAGGTATAACATCAGGTAAAAATTTAATTACATGTTCAAAATCTTCTGGTATATTTTCATACATATCGTATGTAATCAATTCTCCATTCACTATAAATTGAAACTCTGCCATTAGTTCAAATTAATCAATGCAGAATCAATATCAACTTCTACGCTGACATTCAAATCAAGAGTACCAGTTACATCAGATGTATGGCTCGCCTTAAATGTTTCTGTAACCAATCCCTCTGAATAAATTGTTAATCCATCAGCCTCAGTTTTGATATCCATTGCCTTTGCAGATTTCATATTCAACTTATCTCCTGATTTCATGGACGTAATGCCTGTAACTGTTGTCTGAGAAATATCGGTAAATGCCTCCCAACTTATAGAACCTGTAGTGCTCTTTTGGGTAATATTCCCTGTAACACTATGTCTAAAGAATCCTTCTATTGTTCGTTGTTCATTTCCAAAGATGGTAATATCCTGATCCTTACCAACTCTGCCCTTAACTGCTCTGTTGATGTTATAAGAATAGTTGCCCTTTATCTCTGTCTCAAGGTTTCCGCCCGATGCTCCAGCTCCAATCTTGACTCTTTCGTTTTTGTGTATCTTTCGGGTATAATCTCCTTCAACCTCCAAAATATAATCACCCTTGATCAATTCCTTTTTGGTGCCCTCTATTGTCACATTAACATCACCAGTAATGATAACATTAGAACTCCCTGCGATAATCTCATAGTTGCTCCCCACAACCTTAACAACCTTATCCCCAGTTGGATGCCATTCTTCAAAGGTTCCAGACATATGCTCTCTATGCAGCCTCTCGCCGCCTGGGCTGTCATCAATCTCCATAAGATGGCCAGACTCACTTTCATACACATGGTTATATGGATATTTTGCAGAAAGATATTTCTCTGCATCTTTAGTAATCCCTTTAGGGTGCGGCTCATCCCAAGGCACCATAGGATCAGCAAGTCCTGTACCTAAAACAGAACTGTCTTCTACAGATGGAATGTGAGGCCGAGTTGCAGTTGGTATGGAAGTACGTTTCTGTTTACGTCTTCGGACTAAAGCTGCATGAGTTTCAGAAACATCACCGCGTGCCAACCTGCTTGTATCTGTTTCTCCTACGGTATGGCCAGAAAAACGACCAAACTTGCCCTTGGTTTCATCACTCACGTTTTCGCCCGGCGATAATCTGGCGGATGTAACCTTGAGAGCTCCTAGTGGATAGGGGCCGTAATCACTTTCATCTTCTGGATTAGCTGCATACGGTTTAACACCAACATCATTTAGCTGAGTTGATTCTTTGTGGCGAGGATCGTTGAAACCTTTTCGGTGGTCAGCTGAGGATGATGGAACGCCGGGAAGCGATCCTATGATAATAGGCTGCTGCTTCTCTCCGGCATCACGAAAGAATCCTACAACCCAGCTACCCTCAACAAGCCATGATGGAGTATTACCCATACCATGCATGGCGGGATCGGTTACAGGATGCATCACATGTGCCCACGGCAAATCAGCTGTAGGAAGTGAAACTAAATTTTCTGTATGAAATCCAAGGCATCGAACACGAACCCGGCCAAGCTGATCAGGATCATTACGATCTTCGACAACGCCAACGAACCAGACAAAGCCATCGAGGCCCATGAAATAATTTTGATTTGCCATAGAGAATAATCCTACAAATATAATTTTATAGGACTATTTATAAGAAACAATCTAATGTAAATCAGCATCCCGGCCAAGGCGACATCGGCCTTGTACAGGAAAATACTCTTCAATTTTTAAATTATCTATGCCAAGACCAAAAAAAAGAAATCCAAATAGATAATCGGCTGCTTCAGCAGTCAAATTATCTTCCAATATTTTATCGTTGGCGTCAACAACACGATAACTGGTTTGATATTCTTTTATCATGACTATGAAAATATATTTAGGAATATTTAATATTAATATTTCCGATTAAAGGATTTCGCGTCACACAATGCCCATGCAGAGGGCCTCGGCCATGGCACCTATTAATACGCTTCGATAGCTCGCTCAAATTATTCAAAAGCAGTAACCTCATCCAACAAAAGAAACTCTGTTTTTCCGGTGCTATTAATAATAACAGATATAAATACCGAGCTTAGATTCTTCTGCTTAACCGGCATATATACATGCCGCCCTGCGGCCGAACTCATCTTCTTTGAAATATAATAGGGAATTCCGTCTTGAAGCTTCACCGTGTCATGTAAAGAAGAAGAAATATCCACAATCACACCCCTCCTCTGCTCATTAAAGGTATCTTTATATTTTACTTTATCACCAATATTCATTGTATCTTTGTATCCTTTGTATCTTTGGCAGCCCCGGCAGGACTCGAACCTGCGGCATTCAGATTAGAAATCTGATGCTCTATCCATCTGAGCTACGGAGCTATAATTATTACTTATTCATCCCACGATTAATGAGAGAAACGTCATGTTTTCTCATGGACTTCCTTACTGGCCTTCGGGTTTGTTAACAAATACTTATGGAGCTCCGGCTTATGCCTGTTTGATTTAACCAGCTTCAAAAATGATCTAATTATTGCCGAAGATGTGCTGAATTTAAACCAGAAAGGAAAGAATGCATGAACTACGCCAAGCAGACAATACCATAGCAATACCATACTGTTTGTGAATGCAAATCTTAAATGAACCCAGTATCCCTGCGAATTTTCTGTGCTATTTGGATGTTCTGTGAATATATTTTTCATATTTTAGCCTTTTCTTTTAGTTATAAACTATACTTAACATAAAATGTAGATAGAATAAGATGATATTTCTGATTTGATTGTAAGCATCTAGCCCAGCCTATATTATAACCCCAAGGAATATCATATGGAACAATATTCAATAGC